ATTTACTACGTGGAGGAACGGTTCGATGGCAATGAACATTAAACCGGAAATTGACAAACTGGTAGACCAAATCAATTTTGAAGCAAAATCGAGAGCTTTCAGAGCCGCCAATGAGCTCCGAAATTCAGCACTTACAGTTCTACGAGGGCAACGTTCCGGTCGTGTTTATAAACGGCCATTTTCAAGAAGCAAATACACAGCTTCAGCACCGGGGGAACCGCCTGCAGTAAGAAGCGGTGATCTCCGTAGGAGCTGGAGGCAAAGAACAGCGTCGGAAAGCACAGGCAAAAGCCTGACAGTGAAGCCAGCAATCACAACCGATGTTAAATATGCACCATGGCTTGATGAAGGTACCGATAAAATGGAGCCGCGTCCATTCGAGGATCCAATTATCGAGGACGCAAAGCCCAAGATAAAGGCAATCTATAGCGAACCATACCTGAACAAATAACGAAAGGAGGGAAGCCATGCCGTTAATTAAAGACAATGTCGAAAAGATATTTGATACAGCCAGCGTACACAAAGGTGACCTGATCAGAGCACAGTATAGCGGATGGGATGAGCCAAGAAATGGCATTATTACAGCGGTGAGCGAAGAAAAGCTGACCGTTTTATTTTTGCCCGGGCTTGGTAATGTTACGAATTATTTCGCAATACTCGCCACAGAGGTTCAAGCGGGCAAGTGGGCAGTAAGATGGACAACTGACTTTGTGACGGTAAATACGGAAGGCATTACATTATGACACTGGAAGACTTGATTTATAACCGGCTCATCCAAAGAACGGAACTAACCGAAAAGCTGGCGCGGTTTGAAGACGTTCCGGCGGTATTTTACCAATCACCACCGGGAGATCAGGCAAGTGGATGGAAGAGCAAACAACAATACCCACGGCTTGATTTTATTGTGGATCTGCAGGCCAACACAGAGCGGCAGGGTTAATGACCCTTAATATTTGGTGTAACGAGGCTGGTATACAGCCAGAGGAAATAGAGCCAGAGGTGCAAAATGCCCTGCGTGATATTTTCATGCAACCGACAAATCAACCGCCATACTGCCTCCGATGGATAAGGTCGGACAACTTCGAACTAAAGAACAGCACCGTAAAAGGTACACACATAATCGGGGTAACCACTCTATTTGACGTGCTGGCATTCCCAAATCAGGAAACTACAGATCCAGATCCGGTAATGGCCATGAACCAATTTATCAGAGAATGGGAGCCGGAGGCAGTAATAATTGGAGCCGATCCATTACCGGATTATTTCATGGCCAACGATAGGAAGCCAGCATTTTATTTCAGGCTTGCAACTCTTAATTTAGAACGAGAGACAAACACTGTAGCATGGATGAACGCAAGCATAGCCGGCCATATCTTCGCACCTACAGCAGAAGCAAGGCTTAAGTGGCTGAAATACATCATAGACACGCTGTCACGTAAAGGAGAAGTCACCATGCTGGACACCTCGCCAATGTTTATCAGGAGCATAAAGGCGGACAGCGCGGTAGATTACTTGGCAACGGGACAGCTGCAGCTTAATGTGCGTTTTGGGATACTGCGAAGACCGAAATACGCACACACGATTAATACGGCATATAGGCAGCAGACAAAGTAACTATAGAAATAACGACAAGGAGGTTTAATCTATGGGCGAAAGCACAAAGAAAGCCCCTTCCCAGGAACCGACAATCCAGGAAACCGAATACACGGTGGAAGAGCTCGCAGCAGCAGTGGAAACCGTAATCGGGAAAGGGATAATGCCTGAATGCGTTATAGCAGCCTTCCGCGTGGCAGGCGTCGAAAAAGCCACGAAAACAGAGGCAAAGAAAATCGTAACAAAATATTTGACAAAGGAGGTCAAGTAGTATGCCAGGAATATTCACAATTGGAGAAACCAAGGCCAGGCCAGGCGTTTATACCAGATATGAGAACGCTGGTGGAATACCGCCGGCTGGTGCAATCAATGGCATAGGCGCTGCTGTCGTAAAGGCCAACTGGGGCCCGCTTAATCAACTCATCGAATTTGATGGAGCAAACGCAGTAGCTCCGGTATTCGGAACAGCGCTGACAGTTGATACAATTACTGAAATGTTTGCAGGCGGCTGTAGGAAAGTAAAAGCCGTAAGAGCTGGCGCAGGAGGAACAGCAGCAACAATCACACTGAAAGATGATGCAGCCGTGGGCGTTGATGCAGTTAAAATCACTGCAAAATATGTAGGCGATAGAGCCTTCAGTGTGACAATCAGAGACAGCCTTTTGAATTCCGAAAAAAGAGAATGCATTATTTATGCAGGAACTACGGAATTCGAGAAGGTGGAGTTTAAAAAGGGCGCAGTTGGAGGTGGAGAGCCTGCTGCTTTAGTAGCTGCATTTGCCAACAGCAAAAACTTCATAGCAGTAAAGGTAGCGGATGGAACCAAGGTGCTGGCAAGCGTAGCACAATCCACAATGACATCAGGTACAAACCCAAATGTAACAACCGCCGAATATAGCACAGCATTTAACATCCTGGAAGCAGGGAAATGGAATGTTTTGTGCGTCGACACGGAGGAAACCACAGTGCATGCGCTGGTTCAGCCTTTCATTCAGAGGATTTACCTCGCAGGAGCTACACCAATGGCCTGCATTGCAGAGACAAAGGAAGTAGAGCTTGACACTAGGATGGATCATGCAGCAGCGTTTAACGACGAGAAAATGCACTATGTCTTGAATCCAGCATATGACATCAGCGGTAAACTTTACGATGGGTATAAACTGGCAGCAAGAATCGGAGGCATGATTGCAGCCGTAGCTTCAAATACAAGCCTAACTCACACAGTAGTAAGCGGGTTCACAAGCCTCGCAGAACCGCTGACAAACAGTCAAATCGAAAAAGCACTGGCCAAAGGATGCATCGTTCTAACCGTGAATGCAAGCGATCAAATTTGGATTGAGAGCGCTATTAATACCCTAATCACACCAAGTGGAAATCAGGATGCAGGGTGGAAGAAAATCCGCAGAACCAAGACTAGGTTTGAGCTTATGGACAGAATTGTGGCAACCACCGACCCGCTTGTCGGCAAGGTGAACAACGACAGCGACGGTAGAGCAGCATTCATCGCAGCAGCCCAGGGCGTTGTTAATACAATGATCGGTGAAAAGAAGCTACTGGAAGGTGGAACGGTCTATGAAGATAAAAACAATCCGCCTGCAGGCGACAGCGCATGGTTCATTATAGCTGTCGATGATATCGACAGCATCGAAAAAGCATACCTGACATTCAGGTTTAGATTTGCGCCAGCGGCGTAAGAGAGGAGGATAATGCATGTTTAATAATAGTTCACCAATAGATACAAGAAAAGTGCTTACCGGCAAAGATGGTGCTCTTTTCAATGACCAGGGCGTCATGCTGGCAACGGTTGAGACATTCCAGACCCAGGTCAACGTGACAAACGCAAAATATCAGCCTTTAGGCGATGCACAGGAACACGAAGTATTCCAGTCTTATGGTGTAACCCTAACATTCACTGAAACGGTGATTTCAGACGAGCAGTTCATTTCTGAATTGTTTGCAGCCATGAAATCTGGTGTGATGCCATCCTGGAACTTCCAAGGTGTGGTTAATGGCCGCAACGGCAGCCAGCAGCGTATGACTTACAGACAATGCGTGCCGAGCGGAACAATCGATCTGCAGAACCTATCCGTAGGAGACATAATCAAAAGGGCATGGAGCCTTTTTGTTAATGATCCACCGGAGCTTCAGAGCTTGCTGACGGCTTAAGAAGCTGGAAACGTAGGCATACAACTAAATCAACGGCCGTCCTACAAAACACCATGGGCGGCCTATTTTTATTTTAAGGAGGATAACAAAATGGCTACTGAAAAGACCAAAATAGACGAAATCGAATTGACCGAAGAGGAGAACAAAGGGCAGCTCCGCACATACGAAAATGATATTCTGAAAGGATTGCTGGCTGCAGCAAACTACAAGACCGAGGAGGACAATATACACCCGGTAGAAATTGCGAGAAACGGCGTCGTTCTAATCAAGTTTCATATTAGACCTTTGAGCGAGGAAGAGTATCAGACGTGCAAAGAGAAGAACACCAAGTATGTCCGCAACAAGCAACTAGGGATCAAGTTCCCAGAGGATACTAACAGCGTGAGATATAGGAGCGCTCTAATTTACCAGGCGACCGTGGATGAGGACAGAGAGAAGATATGGAACAACAAGGACGCATGGAAGGAACTCAACGTATTAAACGGCATTGACCTGATAGAAAAAACACTGCTAGCAGGCGAGAAGGATGCCGTACTCGAACTCGTGGATAAAATCAGTGGTTACACAGCAACTACGGAGGAAGTAGCAAAAAACTAATTGAGGCCGGAGGAACGGCCACGCTGCTCCATCATATATTCCAGCGGACGGGGCTGCCTCCGGACGAGGTTATGGCAAAACCACCAGGAGTACGAGCTTTTATGTTAGCCTCTATGCGCGTGCAGCTCGAAGCTGAATCAAACAGAAAGGAGGAAGACTAATGGCAGCTGAAACATTTCGCATTGAAATACCTATCCATGTCGAGGACAATACAGACCCCGGCGTCTCCCAGGCGACACGCAAAATGAATGGATTTGACAAAGCAAACCAAAAAACGCAGGAACGCCTGAACCAGATGAACAGAACCAAATACCAGGTTGTTCTTGATGCCATGGATAAGGCATCAAGCGTAATCGGCAAGGTTTCATCCAAGACACGCAGCATAGCCGGTAAAACGGTCAGCTTCACTGTTAAAGTGATTGACAAGGCAATGGCACCATTAAAGGCAATATGGAACTTCGCGACATCCATCCAAGGTGCGATACTAGGAGCTTCTGGTGCATTTGCAGGCATATACAAGCCGATGGATATCGCTGGCGATTTTGAGCAAACGCAGATTGCATTTGCAACTATGCTTAAAAGCGCTGACAAAGCGGACAAATTTATGAAGGAAGCTTCGGATTTTGCGAACAAAACACCGTTTGAATTCCCTGAGCTGATTAACAGCAGCAAGCTGCTTCTTGCATTTGGATTTGACGCAAAGGATGTCCTAAATACACTGAGTACCATTGGCGATGCTGCCAGTGGTCTGGGAGCCGGATCAGAAGGAATCGACAGAATCACAAGGGCGCTCGGACAGATGAAAGCAAAAGGCCGGGTACAAGCAGAAGAACTCCTACAGCTTCAGGAAATGGGAATACCGGCCAACCAAATACTTCAGGAAGAGCTCGGGCTTACCGCAAACCAGGTCGCCAATATCGGTAAAGAAGGTATCGAATCAGGAAAGGCAATCGATGCATTATTACGTGGTATGGATAAGCGCTACGGCGGCATGATGCAGAACCAATCCAAGACAGCAAAAGGTATGATTTCAACTTTAAGTGATACCTTCAAAAACGGACTTTTAAGACCATGGGGGCAAGGATTATGGGAAGGAGTCAAGCCGGGCCTCGAAAAAGTAACAACATGGTTGGACGAGAACAGTGAAACTGTAGCGGCGTGGGGAGAAGCCTGGAAAAAAGCAGGAGCGGACATATCTAAATGGGTTATGTCAAAAATAGAAAACCTTCAAAGCAGAATAC